TAGGAATCAAATTTGACGGCACCGTGGAAACCGCAGATCTGGTGAGTGCCGCGGTGGATGTGAAAACCGGTGCGGTGACCGCTATCTATCGCATCACCGAGGGGGCGGAGCAGACATATCGGACGATCGCGGTTCCAGGGATCGACGCTACCTCATTTATCACGGCAGTGGTGGCTGGGGCGAAGACGCAGATCGCGCAGAAGATCACGAAAACCGAGGCCGAACCAATCACGGAGCTTCCATGAGATCTCCAACGAGAGAAGAGGCGGCCAACCTGAACGCGATCCTCGCCGAGCAAGAGGAACTCGAGGCAAAACTCCAGGCGGAGGTGCGGAGACTACGGACACTCTGTGATGTCCCGGTGGGGGCGCGGTTGGATGCCGTCCACCTGGTGTGGGTCGACGCCAACGGGCAGAGGCTCGAGAAGTGAGCATCACCCTCGAGGACATCTTCGGCGCGATCGGTGAGACCAAGACAGAGCTCTCGCTCATCCGTCAGCAGGTGCACCAGTACGGCGTGGCGATCGGCCAGCTCAGCGAGCGTTGCACGCTGCGCGGACAGACCTGCATGCAACGCATGCAGCACCAGAGCGACGAGGTTGCGCGGGTGAGGGACAACAGCCAGGTGATCCGCGTCGAGCAGGTGAAGCAGGAGACGGTAGTCCTCACCGTGCTCAAGGTAGTTGGTGGGGTGGCAACTCTTGCGGCATTCGTGGGCGTGCTCTACAAGCTCGCCACATGGATTGGAGGTTGATCATGCAAGCAGTCATCATGTGGTGCACGGCTCACTGGCAGCACCTCTCGCTGGGGATCTTGTTCATCGTCTCGGTGCTCAACTCGATCACGGCGCACTTCGGCGTTGGCCATCCTCGCATCGTGCCAGTGATCGGCGTCATTCTCGAAGCGCTCTCGTTTCTCACCTCGCGTGGTGCGCGCTCGAGCCTGCCCGGGCCCCTCGGCCGGCTGAAGCTCCCATTGCAAAACGTGCCACCCAGGCCCGAGGCGGTGACCGCGCGGCAGCGCATCTCTGGCCTCACGCTCATGTGCTTGCTGCTCGTCGGTGGATGCGCTCACAACCTTGAGCCCCGTCGCTGCACTCACCTGCTCGGCACGACGGTGTCACCGTGGGCGGACACCGACTGCAAGAAGGCCCAGGCGAAGCGGGACTGGCTCGTGGGGCTCACCGCGGGGCTTGCCGTGGCTGGCGGGGCCGGAGGGATCGGCAGCCTGTTCCCCGACGGGCAACGCTACCGCCTGGGCGTGGGGCTCACGGCGGCGGCCCTCGCCATCGGAGCGGCCATCGTCACGCCCTTCCTTGCCTCGGCCCAGCGCAACCTCAGCGATCACTGCGTCGAGTACAAGGACCCCATGTTCCGAGGTGGCTCGGCGACGAGTCGCCCCGGGGTGAAGCGATGAGCGCTCCGATCGAAGATGACGGGCCTCCCGAAACCCGATGGCAGCGCAGGACTACATGGAGGGTGACACCATGAAGTTCGGCCGTCTCCCTGCGAAGCGCGACCCGCGCACCTTGAAGCTCCAGAACATCCTCGCTCGAGAGCTGCCGCCGATCCCCGCCATGTACGTGGACGACTTGGCTGTCCCCACTCCGCCCTTCGGCAACATCGAGCACGGGTGTTGCGTCATCAGCGCTCGTGCTCATGCGACCTTGCGCTTCGAGCAGGAAGAGCAGGGGGCTGTTATCCCGATCACCGAAACCGACGTGCTGCGCGAGTGGCGCCTGGAAAACGGGGGCACCGAGGACGGGCTCTACATGCTCGACTCGCAGAGGGCGTGGCGCGCGGGCTGGCTCGCGGCGGGCAATTGCTACAACTCGGCGGCATTCGCCTCCGTCGACCCATGCGACAGCGAGCACGTAAGAGCGGGCATCTTCCTCTTCGGCTCGCTTCAAGCCGGGCTCTCGCTGCCCTACTCGGTCACCGAGGATGGGATCGACCCGTGGGTGATCGTCCCGGGCTCACGTAGTGCTACCGATCCCGACGGGGGGCACGCGGTCACCATCGTGGGATACGACAAGGCATGGATGACCGTGGTCACCTGGGGCAAGCGAGTGAAGATGTCCTGGGCTTTTTTTGAATGTTTTTGCGAGGAGCTCTACGCCGTCGTCGATGACCTCGACAAGTGGCGCACGGGCCCACCGACGATTGACGTTCCCGCCCTCGAGGCATACTTGCAGCAGGTGGCGGCATGAACGCCGAGCTTGCCAGCATGCTTGCGATGGGCGCCCGTCTCGCCCGCGGGATGGGCGCCAGCGAGGAGGAGGTCGCCGCCGTGGTGGTCTCCGAGGCCTACTTGCTCGACATCAGGCGCCAGGTCGCAAACCTCAACGCCGATGTCGCCGAGATTGAGGTCAGGCTGCGCGACCTTGAGCTGGTGACCCCGCGGAAGAATGGCGGGCTGAACGGTGATGTCGGAAATGGGCATCCCCGCTGACCTCGTCGCCTTCTCGAGGGTGACGGAGGTCCCTCTCTACTACGCCCGGGATCCCGTGGCTCGCTACGGCACCAGGGGGAAGGGCCCGAGGACATGCCGGCTCCGTCGGCAGACACTGAGCACCCTGACCGCGTGCCTCGAGGAGCTGTGGCAGGTCAGCCCATGGGGGCGGGCCGAGGTCCTGACGGAGGCCGGGTGCTACGTTGACGACAAGGGTCCACCCCATGACCTGGGAAGGGCCATCGACATCGACGCCATCTGGTGGCGGGCGAAGGGCTGCATGGTGGCGAGGGACGCCCCCCTGTTCCCTCGACGCTACCTGGCCATCGAGAGCACGCTCCGTCGATACTTCGGGATCACGCTCGGATGGTGGTACAACGATCGTCACAAGGATCACTGGCACTGCGATGACACCAGGCCCGTGGGTTTCAACCCCACCGAAAGCGCCGAGGTCAAGTACGTCCAGGCGAGCCTCGCCCACATCTGGCACCGGCCCGTGGCGATCGATGGGCTCTTCGGGCCCCAGACCCTCACGGCGTTGGCGATCATTCTCGAGGGGCTTGCGCTACCGTTGATCACCGAACTGGCTGGGTGGAAGGGCTACCTATTCGCTACGGCGAAGCAGGGGTGGGCTTCGGCGGCGGGCTAGTCTCCTTCACGAGGATCGTATTGCGCATTCACCTCCCGCCAGGAGCCCGAAACCACCGGCGGGTCCGTCGCCCCGCCCGCATCGTATCCCTCTAGTGCGATCTGCTCATCCTCGGTGAGGTCGCAGAGATACCAGCATTCCTCGCCATCGCAGCGATCGCGCGTGTGCATCACCGCCACGCCGCTTTGCAAGTCGATGCCGTATCGTGCCAGGGCCAGATGGTCGTGGCACGATCTGGGGGTCCCCATGCGTAGCCAGTACGGGATCGTGTATCGCGGCGTGAGACGTACGCGTGCCATGGTCAGTCTCCTTCCGGCAGCTCAACAGGCTGCTCTGTTCCGCTCGAGAGCCAAAACCGCTCGACCAGGTCCACGAGGGCAACCCAGCCGCCACGGCTGAATCCCTTGAGCTTGGTTTGGAGCTCGGGCCAGTCCACCTCCCACTTGCGGTCGGCCCCGTTGAGGCTCACGTGGTCCTCGATCGAGGCCATGGCCCAGTGGGTTGGGGTATCCTGCGCCCAGCACCCGTTGAGGGCGTCCGCGCAGAGTGACCATTCTGCGCGACTCAGGCGCGGCAGGTCGGCCTGGCAGATCTCGGCGTAGCGGCCGAGGATGCGACGGATGGCCTCAGAGCGCTCTCGACCACCCTCGCGTGTGCGCTCAGTGAGTAGGCGATCCTCGCGGTCGCTAAGATAGACTGAGATCGTCCCGGGCATCAGGCCACCTCCGCTTCGCAGATATCCTCACGGGCGACATCGCGCAGCTCAGACAGGTAGGACTCGAGCCCCTCGACTTCGTCGATGCCATCGTCCCCGGCTTCCTCCTCGAGCTTCTTGGTCTTGAGCTCCAGCTCCGCATCGCTCATCGTGGCCGTGATCCCGAGCTGCTCGGCCTGCAGAGCGCGGGTGCCCAGGCCAGCCAGCCAGTCCCCAGCCTCCCAAACTTGTAGGTGGGTGTCGGTGTCATCAAACGCGTCCCGGCAGAGATCGTGCGCCTCGGATGCGGCATCCTCGGCCGCATCGGTGTACTTGCCGACATGGTTGCTACCGTCCCACACGCTCTCGTAGCCTGCCACGATCCGCTCGCAGATGGGCAACAGCTCGGTCAGCAGCTCGAGAGCGGCTCCCTCGCGCAGAGCTGGGATCGGCCACCGGAGGCAGCGGTTGTGCCACACGGTGATGGGGACGGCGTTGCCGATCTCGCCGTTGTAGGCGGCCGTGAGGGTGTCGTCCTCGCAGTCGAGCTCTACGTAGCAGGGTTGGGGGCTGGTCTGCCCCTGGTAGCGGCAGTACAGGTACTCGGGCTCTCGGATCTTCATGACGTTTCTCCCTCTGTTTTATATCTAATTTAATACTAGCAGAGGTATGGCAGAGTGTCAAGTGGGAAACGACCCCCAGTGTTTCCCGAATGATTGCCGTTGGTTCGGGGCCTTGGGGTTTCTATTCTCGCCATAATCGACGAGAAACGCTGAATCGCACTCTGGAGGCCAGGGGTTCGATCCCCCTCAGCTCCACAAAAGCAGTTGAAAACATGTTACTTTTCGGACCCACCTTTTCCACCTTCACCCTCTCGGGTGGATTCCCGATCGTTTCCACCCGAGCGACTCATCCATGGTAGTAGATACCTTCGCAACTGCCCCGCTGCACGGACAGGGCCTATTTGTGATCTCTGAGGACATGGCCGCCTCTGTGTTCCGCGCAGGTGAAGTCGTCCGCGCAGTCGCAGTCTCCGGTGCGCCCGATCCCACGGTACGGCTCGGCGGATACAGGGGGTATACAGACCGCATCCGTTCCAAATACAGACCCATGGGGGGAGGGGGGAACATCGGCCAGGGGGAGGGGGGAAGATGGCTCGATCCCCCCCTTGCCTCCCCCCTCCCTACCTGTGCCCGCGCAGGATGGGCACGTCTTCGGCTCGGCTTCGACGGTCCTCCCGTCGCCTCCACACTCCATGCACCGGGGCGGCTTCGACTCGACCCAGGAGCCGTTCACGCGGCCCCATTCGGCATCGCAGAATGAACACCGGATCAACGTCGCCCGGATGTCGAGCGTGCCCTCTTTCCCGCAGGCTTCGCATTTCATAGCCCACCTCGCATCATCGACCGCAGGGCCTTGCGGAGCGCCGTGCGGGCCTCCCTGTCGAGCAGGACGATCAGCGCAGGCATACCGGCACAGCCCGCTTTCCGGTCATCCTCAGTCGGCCTGCCGATGCCCAGGCAGACATCTTCGCGCCCGTAGCCACCCGTGACGTGCAGGACCATGCCGTCCTCGCAGGGGATGATCACCTCGTCGAATGCTTCTTCACACATGGTCGACTCCGATTCCGAAAAGTGTTGTGCATCTCGCAGGGGTCCTCATCGCGCTCGTTCCACAACGCGTCACGTTGGCAGCGCTCGCACCAGCGAGCCTCGAAGTCCATCCCCATGGTGCCGTTCGATGGGCGGTAGGGGCGGGTCATGCGGCCCACCTCCGCGCCAGCCACTCGAGCCCCCGTTCGAGCAGCCAGGCCTGGGCGCCCTCGGGATCCCCCGCGCCGGCCACGTCCTGCAGCTCCACCTCGTAGAGCTGCACCAGCGCGCGGCTCTCGGCAAGCTGGGCGCGCGCGCGCCACACGTGGTTGGCGATCCCCCGCACGTCCTCTCGCAGCTCACCCTCATCCCATGGGCGCTGCCGGCCCCCCGAGAGGATATCCTGCACGATCCCCGGCATGGCCGTGAGCAGCTTCATGGCCTTCACCGGGCCGATCCCCGGCACACCCGTCACCCCATCGCACGAGTCACCTGCCAGCGTTTGCAGATCGAGCCAGCCCGCGGCGTCGAGCCCCGAGCAGGGTGTCCCCTGGATGCGCACCTCCACCTGACGGATGTTGGTGGCGTCGATGAGCTGCGTGTTCTCGCGTCCACCCGGGCGCGCGCGTAGCAGGCTCACCCCGGGCCCCACGAGCTGCACCAGGTCCTTGTCCGCGCTCCACAGCAAGTGTGGGCCCGGGTAGCTGCGGGCGATCGTGGCGATGACGTCGTCAGCCTCGCCGCTCTCGCTCGAGAACTGGGTGACGTTGAAGAGGGGAAGCGCCCGCTGGAGCTCGGCCACCTCCAGGTGGAAGGACATCGGCGGAGCCTCGCGCTTCGCTTTGTAGCTCGGGCTCGCATCGCGACGGGGGCTCGAGCCCGTGGGGCTGTCCCAGCACACGTAGGTCAAGCGGGGGGGCCAGTCGCGTTGCAGCTCGAGGAGGGTGCTCAGGAAGCCTCCGGCGAGGGAGCCAGCCTCGAAGCGGCTCCTCGCCAGGAAGTGGCCGTCGACGGTGAGGCAGCGGTAGCTCATAGGGCCTCGAGGAGGAGGCGAGCCTGTTCCCGGCTCACCGAGATCGTGATCCCTCGGTCGGCGAGGGTGACCGACCACCGCACGTGGGAGCTCCCCTGGACGCGGGCGAGCAACACCACACCCTCACCGAGTTGCCACGCGGCCGTGCCGCGCGATCGCAGTAGCGTCTTGCGCAGCATGGTCATCCCTCCACGGCGCTTGCGGGCAACCCGAAGATCTCGCGCACACGCTTCTGTCTCGCCGGGCCCACGAGCTTCTTCAGCTCCTTGTAGCGCGTGGTGAGATCCTCGAGGTCCGCGTCTGCCCACTGCTCCACGGGCAGCGGGGGGGCTCCCGTGGTCGCACCCAGCCACGTCTCGAGGTCCTCCTGGAGCACGCCAAGCGCGGCGTACGCGGCTACCGCTGCCTTGGCGCGCGAGCCCTTGGTCTGCGATCCCCCGTTCGTCTTCGGGGGGCTGGGGGGCTTCGTGGCCTCACCCCTCGGGGCAGGCTCAGGCTCAGGAGGTGGGGGCTCCTCGGGGCGCTTGCCCGCAGCCTGGCCGTCATCGTCCATCTCGGCGGTGCTCAGGCCGAGCAAGGCAAGAGCGGTGTAGCGCGACAAGTAGCTCACGCTCGAGCCGATCTGCTGTATCTTGTTCTTCTGCCCACTCGCATCCGGTGGAGCGGACAGAGTCGTCCCCTCCCGATGACCGAGCACGTGAGTCACCCAACAGGTGACCTTTACCTCGCCGTTTGTCTGTGCATGTTCCCAGCCGATCGATAGACCGTGTTTGCTGAGGTACGGGGTGATCTCGTCGATGATGGCACCGAGGGTCGCATGACGGTACGATGTGTTTCCGAAGCGCACGGTGGCGTCTTTGCGCAGGACGGCCGGGCACTCCGCCTTGAACGCGGCCATGGCACGCGTGAACGCCTTGCGCGCCTCGTTTGTTTCGTGGCGCTCATGCAGTGCCATCAAGCGCTCGAGGGTGGCAGCATCGGCCCCCTTCTCAAGCGCCAGGTGGACGAGCGCCACCGGCAACTCGACATTGGTCGCTGCGGCGGGTTCCGAGCGTTTGATCTCGATCGCGGTTTCTTTGCTCATCGTCTCTCCTTTCCAGTCCATTCCGCTTCGCTGCACTCCAATCCGCTCCCGTCCTTCCCTGTACGCTCCATTCCTTTCCAGCCAGTCCAGTCCCTTCCAATCCAATCCGTTCCTATCCCGTCCTCGCCAGTCCTATCCGTTCCACTCAAAGATCCATAAAGGGGTCGATGCATATCGCGGCCTGGCTCTTGAGCTGCGGGGTGCACGGCACGTGAAAGGTGCGGCTGGCCTCGTGGGCGAGCTCGTCAGCCGTGCTCCCCGGGTTGGCCTTCAGGAAGTCGCTCATCCATCGCCCGATCTTCGCCATCTCGCGTGCCTTCTCCTCGATGGTCTTGGGCCCTGGAGCGGGCGGGGGGTCCCACGGCAGGTCATCGTCTTCGCCCGTGGCTGGCCCGTACTGGGCATCCAGCTCGCGGCTGCGCTCTTCCCAGTACTCGCGGGGCAGGTCGGCATTGCGGGGCCAAGACTTGCAGGGGCTGGGTCTGCGAAGGGCTCCGGTTCTCATTACAGCACCTCCACGTCAGGCGGGTTTCCCGCGGTGAGCTCACCGGTCACCACGATCGCGTTGAAGCGGGCGAGACTTGCGGAGTCGCAGAACGCCTCGATCCGGAAGAAGTTGTCCTCCGCCATCACCTTGTCGGCGAAGCGGTCACGCGCCCGCTCGGTGCGGAAGAACCTCTCCTTCGTCACGGTGCGGCTGTTACGGTCAAAGTAGGTCCAGCGGATACCGAACTCCATCTTCATCAGATGCTCCTCAGGTTCAGGGTGGCGGGGCGGGGCTTCGGGGCGAGGGCGATCCCAGCGCGTTTGGCGGCCGCGCGGGCCTGTCTCTCGGTGGCGTAGCGGCCGCGAATGGCCCCGAAGCGGTCGAGCAGCGTCACGGGGCGGGCCCAGTGGGTGGAGGCGGTGTTGGTTGCTGTCTTTGTTCGTCCCATACTTTAATACTAGCATACGTGGTTCATTTGTCAATGACAAAAGACGCCATTGACGTTCGCCCGTTGGTGTGGTAAGAAGAAAGTATGGAGGCGCCTATGCCCAAGAAACCAAAGGGGAAAGTCCCAAGACCCGCACAGATACAAGTGGCTGTAACCATTGAAGAAAAGCAAGCGTTGACGGAGGAGGCCTTCCGACGCTCAAGTGCCGGAGCCATCGTTTCGGTGTCAGACCTTGTACGACAAGTGCTCACAGACCACCTTTTCCCGAAACTCGGGCTCACCGACTGACCCTCCCTTCCCCCTTCCGTCTCGCCCGCTGTCTGCGCCTCTGAGCTGCCCTCTGCGCGGCGATGCACTTCTCAGCGGGGCAGCACGTGGCCCTCTCCGTCACGGCCAGGAAGCTTCTCCCGCACCACAGACACACCCGCTCGTGGCTCTTGCGGTACATCACAGCCCCTCGCGCGCTTGAGCAAAACCCCCGAGCAGTGCCAGCACACCTCGGACCATTCCAGGCATGCTGGCACCCTCGGAGGGGATCGCCAAAAGGTTGCGCCGCAGAATATGCACTTCATGCTTCTCCCCCCGTATATAGCGCTATCCTCCCTCGTGGCCGGCCCAACTTGCGCCATAGCCCCCACGACAGGTCCGCTACTGCACTCCACCGCCAGCCCTTCGGTAGACCCGGCCTCACCCACAAGCGCCACGCCTTGCCCTTGCGGATCCCCCACGGGCCCGAGTCCATGACGGGCGCCACGGCGCAGCGGCCGGTCTGTTCCGCGCAGACGAGCACGAGGCGACCGCAGCCCAGCTGACGCCAGCGTCGGTGAGCCACGTGCACCTGACTGCGCGTGTAGCGGCCACCGCAGGCAAGCTCCTCGAGTCCGGGGCCGGGTCGGTACGTCGAGGCGCGTCCGAGCTCGGGCTGGCTGGCGAGGAGGAGCAAGAGGAGGGTCACCAGTCCACCTCGCTCACTGTCACTGTGCAGCCCGGCCCGAGCGTCAAGGTCTCGTAGCGCTTCATCGCCTCGACGATCACCACCTGTGAGTCATCCCCGTAGACGACGCCCTTGAGCGCGTCTCCCACTGCGCGCACCAGCTTGTCGCAGTCTCCACCTCTGGCGCTCGTGGGCCACGTGCGCTTCACGGTCTTGCCCCGAGGCACCCAGAAGACAAGCTCGAGCTGTACGGGCCCCGTGAGCAGCGAGGGTGGACGCACGGGCATCGCGGCGTAACGAACGGCCCTCTCCCATGCGGGCAGCTTGGGGTTGGCGTCGTAGAGCCGGGCGTGCTTGCCCCCGACGACGCGCGCGCGGTGGTTTCCCTTCGCTTGGGGGATCCCGGGGACGAAGAAGGTGGTGGTCCAGGCGGTGGTCATTGGCCGTAGCCGTAGCCGTAGCCGTAGCCGTTGCCGTGGCCGTAGCCGTAGCCGTCGCCATCGCCATCGCCGTTGCCGTAGCCGTAGCCGTAGCCGTCGCCATCGCCATCGCCGTTGCCGTAGCCGTAGCCGTAGCCGTCGCCATCGCCATCGCCGTTGCCGTAGCCGTCGCCGTAGCCGTAGCCGTCGCCGTCGCCGTCGCCGTAGCCGTTGCCGGTCGCTTCGAGGTCCGGCACTGGGGCCATCCGGCACTTGATCGCCTGCCACCGCACATGATGACCGCGCTCACACAGCCAGTCTGCCGCTACCATCGCGGCGCCATCATCCCACTCGGTGAGCTGCAGCAGTTCAGAACGTCCATTTGGTTGCATCACAGGGGATCTCCAACACGACGGTCAATTCGTTGAACAGGGCCCCAAACGGCAACGGGTCAATCACCGTCTTTGCGGTAGGGCCATTCGCCAGCTCGCCGAGGCCCCTCGTTGTTCCCCAGCGTCTGATATTGCTGGCCGGAAACAGCTTTACCCGGTGACCCAACTCGACGATCTTCCCCACCACAACCCATCCGCGTTGTAGGACAAATATTCTGGTTTCACCCATGTCGGTCACCCCTCCGCCCTTGCCGCCCGCTTGCGCTTCCGACGATCAGCATCCCGGGCAGTAGGGTCATATCATTGGGCAGTGGTTCGATCATTCAGTCACCCGTCCCCGAACCGTCTCCGACTTCATCCTGTGCCTTGCGTGCAACTCGCTTGCGCTTCGCCAGCTCGGTTGCGATCCTGTGGCGTCGCTCGTCCGAGGCGCCAATCGCCTTTTCTTTACAATACAGCGATAGGGCTCTGAGGGTGCTGGTCTCCACGCACACCAAGTCCTCGGCTTCCCCGTCCACGAGGCACAGTACCGTGCGTAGCTCGTTGGGCACATTGGCCCAGGGGTCGCTCTCCTCTCCTTTCCGCTCCGGTCCATTCCCCTCCTTGCCTCCCCTTTCCGCTCCTATGCAATCCGCTCCAGTCCGCTCCTGCCGTTCCATTCCATTGATGACGGCTGGGATCGTTGTTTGTCTCGCTTCAGCAACCTCGGCTCGCGACATGGTGCGCTTGGTGACGATCTCGCCAGTATCGAGGCGTCGCACCACCTCTTCGCACCGACTGAGGTCAGTAACGATCTCCACCTCCACCTCGCGGTCGATCGTCCGACCCTTGCGCTGGCGACTGAGGCGGGCGATCTGCTCGGCCACGTGGGCCAGCCTCGCCCGGAAGTCAGAGGCCGAGCTCTTGGCTTGCAGCTCGAGGTCTTCGGCCTCCCCGATCAACGAGTCGATCTGGTCGCCCAGCGCGATGAGCTCGTCTTGCGACAAGGGGCAAGGCAGGGATCGAGCGAGGGGTGGGGGGCCTTCGTCGACGTCATCGAGAACGTAGGTTGTTGGCGTTGTCATGGTGTCGTTCATGTGTGTTCTCCGTTCTATTCCAGTCCGTTGCTCTCCATTGCTGTCCTCTCCTCTACCGTCCGTTCCAGTCCGGTCCCGCCGCTCCGTTCCGTTTTGTGCGGCTTTGCCAGATCGCCCAGAAATAGTTGCAGGCGTCAGTGCCGTGCCCCGTGAAGCTGGGTCTCTTCCAGAGCACGACTCGGTTGGTCCACGGGTGTGCTTCCCAGAACTTGCGCCAGGGGTTGCTCGCCTCGACGTTGATCCGCAGTAGCAGCGCCACGTATTGCGCTTGCGTGGCGAGGCAGGCTTCGGCGAATTCTCGCGCTATCGAAAACGGTGGGTTGGTGGCGATGCTCCAAGGCACCACCGGAAGCAACTCAGGATCGCGTGACATCAGTAGCCAGTCGCCTATTGCCGTCGGGCATAGTGGCGCCAGGTCCAGCATGCACTGCTCGCGTAACTCGAATGCGCCGACGCGATACCCGCGCTCGAGTAGCACCTTCACGATGGCGCCATCACCAGCGGCAGGCTCGATCACGAGCCCCATCGGGGGCGGGCATTCGTCGAGAAGCGGGGCCAGCGCAGAGGGGGGCGTTGCGTAAAAGTCGGCCTCGCGTCTGCCCGCCTTGCTGCTGAGCTGTGAGATCCATCTCATCGGAAATGCCACTCCCCGCACCTTCGGCAGCGGAATGTCCGGCCGTTGAAGTTCGCGCGCACCTCGCCCCAGTGCCGTCGGTGAAAGATGCAGCACACGAAGGCCACGAAGATGGCGCGGATGATCTCGTAGACGCGCGTCACGGCTTCACCTCGTGCAGCTCGCGGTGCCATGCCTCGAGGGCCAGGGCGAGCGGAGAAACGCCATAGACGCGAGGTGGATTGGGTGGCAACACGCGGATGCCGTCGATGCCGATGCCCACGGTGCGAAGGCCGTCCCGGATCGCGGTGGCCATCCTCTCGGCGTCTGTGCCGGTGAGCTCTTCGTTGCCGACGACTCGCACCGTCATCTCAACGCGAAATGCCTTCTCGTAGGTCATGCCCGCACCTCGTTTGCGTGCAGCTCGATTAACGCCAGCCTCACGGTCAAGAGCAGGTCCCACCCGCTCCACTCGGCTTCGTCCTTGCCGAGGACATGCACGCCCTCGGCGGTGCGCTTCCAGCCCAAAATGGGCTTGTGGTCCGCGTTGAGCACGATGCCCATGGTGCGTTCGCGGTCGAAGCTGACGATCGCGAAGGGGACGCCGTCCACGCGGATCATGGAGCCCGAGAAGTTCGAATATTCGAGGTCGTCGCGCAGGAAGGGGCGGGCTTCTGGTGTTGTCATGGGGCTATCCTTTCCGTTGGCCGGGTGCATTGTTTCCAGCATTGGCCGTCAACGAGGGGGCCGTAGCAAATGGGGCACGTAAGAGGTTCCTCGTCGTTGGGACGCCACGCGGGCTTGGGCTGAGCGCGAACCTCACCCCGCTCGAGCTCGGCCTTCATCTTGGCGCGGACGCCAGCCAGCAGGGACGCAACCGAGGGGATGGACTGCCCCACCCGCTTCAAAATCGCCTCGTAGAGCGGGCACCAGGGGGTTGCTGCCGGACAGTGGGGATCTGGGTAGAGCTGCGCTGGAAGCAGAAATTCCCAGCCCACGAAGTACCCGTTCACGCATTCCTGACAGCGCGCGTCCATCATGCTTTCCCCCGCGCTTCGCCGCATGGGCCGTAACAGCGGCCGTCAACGATAGGCCCGCCACACTTGGGGCACTCAGGGGGTGACGGTCGAATGGCGCGCCAGGGGCGATCGGGCGTGGGGGCGCTGGCGTCTGCCGCACGCTTACGCTCTGCCGCGGCGTCTGCCGCAAGGCGATGGTCTTCGGCGTTGAACTTGGCCTCGCACCCCATACCGACACCGCGAGGATGGCAGTAGAACGGACCGAGCTTGCCACGGATGAGACGCATGGGGTGTCCGCACTCCGGACACGGGACTACGTTTTCGTGTCCGTCATCATGCCGTTGTGGTGGTGGGTGGTGGTGTTCTCTGTTGCGCTCTAACTGCCGCACCTCGTCCTGGTACGTAGCACTAGGATCACGCGCGTCCTCCTCCCTTCTTATTGCCTCTGCCTCTGCCTCTGCCTGGGCGACTTTTTGTGACTTTGCGTGACTGTCACGTTCGTCACGCTCTGTCACGCTTGTCACGCGTGACATCCTGTGACGCTTCTGACGGTCGCGATCTTGGGCGCGCTTCTCTTCCGAATCGCGCTTGTTGCGGTATTTTTCGTAGTTGATGAACCGCCACCCACCATCGATCTCATCGATGCGGCGCCCCTCACACTCCTTGCTACGTGAGTACGGGTCTGGTGACATGAGCAGGCGCAGTGCAGCCTCGGCCTTCTCGAGGGGCACCCGTGCCATGGTTGCCAGTCCCGGGATAGAGCCCTCAACGATGCCGTTGGCGTCGGCCATCGCCAGCATGGTGCAGAACACCTTTGTCGTGTCCGAGTCCGTTTCCCAGATGGTGCTGGTGATGATGCTCGAAAAAAGTTTGGCGTAGCCGCTCATGCGTCGCGTCTTTCCGATTCAGCCCTTCCAGTTTTTTCCTGACCGTTCCGTCCCTTCCGATCCCGTCCGATTCGTTCCAGTCCAATCCTGTCCGGTCCTGCCCGGTCCTGCCATTCCCTTCCCGTCCCCTCCGTTCCGGTCCTCACCTGTCCCTTGCTGCCAACCCGCACCATTCCGTTCCATTCGGTTGTGCGGATCATCCGAGGACCGTCTCTATCGCAGTGCGCTCGGGTGCAAGTTCGTCGATGTCCACGACGCTCCGACACCATGACCGCAGCTCGCCGCGTTTCTTGTCCACGATGTGCGCTCGCGCGGTCTCGGACCCGAGCACCTCCTCCCGCGTGGAGAACTGCTTGTCCCCCACCGGGAGGAGTTTGCGGACCACGGCCTGCTGCCTGACACCCTTGGCCTCGGGGAGGTCGTTGCCCTTCTGCGCGAGGATCACCACAAACTTTGTTGCCATGATCATCGAGGTCGCTTGAGCGAGCCGGTACTTGCTCGCGGCCAGGCTGTCATCCCACTCGAAGTACCTGTGCAGCGGGTGGGCAGCGTCAGACGCGACACCAACAACTAGCTCGGCCGATATGGTCTTATGCTCTACGATGAGCTTCTCGAGCTCGCCTTCCACCACCTCGGTTTTCTTCTGGCGCTCGAGAGATGCATCCTTCTTCGTCATGTAGTTCACGCGTTACTCCTCCTCGTCGATGGTCTTGGTTTCAATCTCCACATCGGGCCCGACCGGGCGCTCATCGTCATGGTCACCCTCGGACAGCCGTTTGAGGATCTCGGGGGTCAGCTCCGCGTCCATGGCCCAAGGTGGGATTTCGAGTGGCCGGATGGGAGTCAGGCATTCCGCCTCTACCTGGGCGATCTCGTCCGGGTCTGCGATGTGACGGACGACATTGAAGGTGCCATACTCGCCGTTCTTCTGTGGTCTCCACTCACCCACTCCGCCTCGACCTGCCCGGTTGAGCAGGTCAACGATCGTCTGGACCGGGAGCTGGTCGGAAAACTCGATAACGAGCTTCGCTGACCAGTTGTCGAATCGCGGGCGGAACCGGATGTCGGGCATGTGCATCCCGACCCGGACGATGTCCATCTGGGGGATGCCATGCTCAGGGAAGATCGCCACGCCCCCCACCTGGTCGTGGTCGCATCTGATCGGGATACTGCGACCGCGCACGAAGAACTGAAGCCGAAGGTTGGTCTTCTTGAGCCCCTTCACGAGCCCGGCGGCGCTCAGCATCGCCATCTTGAACACGGTCGGCTTCAGACAGACGCGGCCGTCCTCATTGCGCTCCGTCGCTTGCTCCACGCAGTCACGTGGAACCTTCGCCTCCTTCTGCACCGTCAGCCCCATGTGCTTGCGGAGCATCTGCTCCAGGGACTTCTGGCTGAACTTGTTTTGCAGGAGCGATGTGGTGCCGAAGATCTCGAGCGCGACCATCAACGTGACCGGTTGCTCGATGTCTACTCTCGACGCTCCCTGTGGTTTTGTCTCTACCACCTTCTTTTTCGTTGCCATGTTCTTTCTCCGCGCGGGCGTGTGACCGAAGTCTGTCCGCTTGAAAGTTGCCGTGAGCAATGAGGCTCACACTCCTGCCGTTTGCCTAACCACCTCGCGCCAACCCAGTACTGCCATTCGTTCACTCCGACCCAGCCCAGTCCGCTCCCGTCCTATCCGCTCCCCTCCGTTCCTGCCGTTCCGTTCCAAGCCGCTCCCTTCCCTTCCACTGCGCTCCAGTCCCTTCCCGTCCAACCCTATCCGGTCCATTCCGATCCTGCCGTTCCCTTCCCATCCGCTCCGGTCCGATCCAGTCCACTCCGATCCGCTCCAGCAGTTCCGTTGCGCTCCTCGAGCTCGAGCACGTTGTGGCCATCGATCGTGAGTCGATAGCGCGTCGCCGCCCCTCGGCCGGTCGAGTGTCGCCAAAGCTGGACCAGCCCCTGACGCATCAGGTCCGAGAGCAGCCGACCGGCTGCCGCGATGGACCGACCGCCACCCGCCTTCCACACCTCGGCAGCGGTGACCCAGGAGCGCTCGCGCAGCAGTTTCCCGATCACGACCAACGCCTGCGCACCCTTTGGCGACACTTGTCACCCCGCGTCAACAGCGGTGAGGCCAGGTGCTCCTTCAACCTCCAAGCCCTTGTTGAGCAGATACTCGATGACTTGGGCTCGGCTCATGTAGCGAATGCCAAGTTTTCGTTGCAAAATCGGCATGTAAGCGTCAACCCTGTCGCGCATTTCTGGAGCCACGCGCCACATGGTCTCGCCGCGCTCTTCGGTCTTGCCGTTGTCCTTATTCATATGGTACATTCCTGTCACGTGGCGTTACGGAAGTGTAACGTGTGAAAGCAACAGTGGCACATGGTGAAACGTATGTCAAGCTTAATTTGTAACGTGGTGAAATGCAATGGGTGGCTAGGATGAGCGATGAGGAAGCGCAACTGGCCGTGGTGGTCCACGTGTCTCGAGGAGGACCTTACTGGAGGTGAGTGATGCGATGGTTTGCGTTGGTGCTGTTTCTGTTCGGATGTGCTCAGTCCGCGATCGTCGAGCCTGAGCCGAAGGTGCTACTGAGTTTCGCCGGCGGCAAAGAGCTTTGGATGGTTCGCGCGATTCAATCGCAGAAGCGCATCGCGTGGCACGGGACAGAGGTTGTGCATCGCTACCAGGTTCTGTTCACACCTTTGCCCACATCTGTGGATAAGTCTTGTCCCCGCACCGATCGCCCGCTAGCCTGAGAGCATGTGGCAAAACCGTATCGTTGCTCACGAGGACATGCCGGTGGGTGAGCTGACGGCGCATCCCTTGAACTGGCGGAAGCACCCGAAGGCGCAGGCCTCGGCGCTCACCGGGGCGTTGCGCGAGGTTGGCCTCGTCCAGAGCGTCATCTGGAACCGTCGGACGAAGCGGCTCATCGATGGGCATCTGCGCGTCGAGCTTGCGATGGCGGCGCGCGAGGCAACGTTGCCCGTGACGGTGGTGGACCTGGCCGAGGAGGAGGAGCGTACGGTGCTCGCCACCCTCGATCCCATCGGCGCCATGGCGATCGCGGACAAGGGCAGGCTGGACGAGTTGCTCGCGAGCATTCATGCGAAGGACGCCGAGTTGGTGCAGTTCCTGGCCGGACAGAAGGATGGCTTGCCGAGCCTCGACGCAGAGCCCCAACTTGACGGGCTCGAGTATCGTGTTGTCGTCGAATGCGATGATGAGCAAGATCAGGCGGAGTTGATCCGGCAACTCGAGAGCGGTGGTCGAAAATGCAAACCGTTGATCTCGTAGTGGGCATCCAGACGCCCGCGTCGATGCGAGTGCGTCAAGTTTCGTCGATGTTTGATTGCCCCCTTGAGGAGAAGCAAACGAGGCACTGGCGTGTGAACATGCCACTCGATGAGCGACCGTGGAACATCGGTCTCATCGTGGGCCCCTCGGGCAGTGGTAAGACCGCCATCGCGCGCTATCAATGGCCAGAGGAGATCGCTGCATCGTTCAAGTGGGATGCTCCCAGTGTGATCGACGATTTCGCTCCATCTCACACCATCGAGGAGATCGCGAACATCTGCCAGGCGGTGGGGTTCAACACCATCCCGGCCTGGATGAGGCCGTTTCGGGTTCTGTCCAACGGTGAACAGTTCAGAGTGAGCATCGCCCGCGCACTCCTCGAGCGATCGGACCCGATCGTCATCGACGAGTTCACGTCAGTGGTGGACAGACAGGTGGCCAAGATCGCTTCTCACGCCGTCCAGAAGTACGTACGTCGCAACAATCGCCATCTCATCGCTTGCTCATGCCACTTCGACATCATCGAGTGGCTTCAACCTGACTGGGTGTTGAGCCCCGCGGAGCAGACCTTCGCTTGGAGGTCTCTTCAACGCAGACCAGACATCGGAGTTGAGATTCGCAGAGTGCCCTACGAAACATGGTCCATCTTCGCTCCGTTTCACTATATGACCGCTAAGTTGCATCGTGGCGCAGCATGCTTCGGTCTCTTCGCAGATGGTAGACTTGCCACATTCAGTGGCGTGAATCATTTTCCACATCCCAAGGTGAAGAACCTGAAGGTGGTGAGCCGAACGGTGACACTGCCAGACTTTCAGGGCATCGGTCTCGCCTTCGTGCTCAACGAAACACTCGGTGCATTGTACAAGGCGGCCGGGTTTCGCTTTCGCAACTACCCGGCCCATCCGGCGTTCATTCGAGGTCATGATCGTTCACCCAGATGGGCGCTATGCAAGAGACCGGGCCGCTTCGGTTCACGAAGTGACACGGGCATCGAACGAATGTATCTTCAGCGCCCGTGTGCGGTTTTTGAATACGTGGGCGATCCATGGTGGGACACGGAAGAGGCGCGACGAGTTTTGGGTGGAATCAGAATGGTCGAAACCAGACCGGTTGAGGATGACGGATCGGTATCAGCAGATGCCGCAAGCGACGCGGTTTGACAAGATGCCACGAGCCACCATCACAGTGAGAGATGGCGACGGTGCCGACGAGAACACCTGTCTCGACATCATCGGGAGTGAAGTCCAGCCCCATGAAGGGGTCCAGGCGTTTGCAGGCGTAGACGTAGAACCTCACGCCGGTGATGGTGGTTGCTCTCGAGCGATATTCGACGAGTTTGATCCCTCGCAAGATGAGCTCGGCGTGGGGCTGGCGGATGCTGAGGGCGAGCATGGGCTACAGTCTCGTGGGCATTACGAGCGCCTGTCGCTCACCGGAGATGACGCGGCAAGGAGCGAGGGGGTCAGACGGGAGATGGACGGAGCAGGCGTCAAGCACGGCGTCGGCGATGTAACGCGGGTTGAAGCCGATGGTCACGTCACGTGTGGCGCACTCGCCGTAGTCTCGCCACACCTTGTCGGTTGTCGGCAGCTCAAGAATTGTGTCGCTGGCGTCGGAGGCACATCGGACCTGCACGGTGCCGTTGACGCGGAAGATGGCCCCCTCGTTGGCAAGGGGCTTCAGTGCCGTCATCCACTCCTTGCTTGCGTTTCGGTTCAGCACGATTCTGACGGTCATCGTGTCGAGGGGCGAAAGAAGGGTTGTCCACGGGGGGAATTCAGTCCCCGACCCTGTGAGGTTGCGACAACGCAACGTGCCGTCCGTGGTGGTCACCTGAACGCTGTCCGGTCCAATCTGCATCGCGGCCCCGTGCTCGCAGAGCTTCGGAAACAGCGAGGCAGCGAGCGCGGGGATGAGCGCGCTTCGGGTCGTTCCACAGGGTGCGGCATGGAGGCGGTGTCCATCGGTCGCAACCATCATGCCCATGGACGCATCGAGATACAGGGCATTGATGTGCTTGCGGGTCTCATCGCAACCCATCGCTCGAACGACCCACGCCATGTCAGTCGCACGAGTGGAGTCGATAATGACGGTGTCGTCGCCGGAGTGACAGATCGGGCTGGGCATTATACTCGCCGGGCACTGAGGGGCCATGGTGCAATTCAGGACCCCAGACTTGAGTTGGAGACCATCCGCGATCTCGAGGTTCACTACACTCGCCTTGCAAGCGCGGATCTGCTTCAGGAGATTCTTGGCGTTCACACAGATGGACGCCGCCGGATGCTCGTCTTCGCCGCTGAGCACGTACCGAAGCTCAACGCTTCGAACATGGGCACGCAACGTCAAGGTCGAGCCATCAAACGACAGCATGACTGCCGACTCGGTCGGCGTTTTTTGCCCCTTGGTCAACTGAACCAGGGGACCGAGGGCGCTCTTGAGGTCTCTTGTTTTCACTAACACTGGTCGCTCCTTGTGGGGTTTGTCATACTCTAATTATGACGGCAATTACGGGGACTTCAAGGATAAACGCCTGTAACATGGCGAAAACAGGCAACAATTGGACGCATGTGAAAACATTAGTGAAAACAGCCACGTGGAGGTGACATGCCAGCTGGCAGACCAACCAAGCTGACGCCCGAGGTGACGAAGCGGATCTGCCAGGCGGTGAAGCTCGGGGCCACCTACAAGCTTGCGGCGCAGGCGGCTGGTGTGAGCGAGAAGACGTTTTGCGTGTGGATGGCGAGGGGGCGCGAGGGTGGGCCAGGAAGTGCAAAATTCGTGGAATTCCTACAGGCGATAAAGGACTCCGAGGGTGAGGGGGCCGAAACCTGCCTTGCCGTCATTCGCAAGGCAGCGCTCGATGGGATCTGGACGGCAGCGGCCTGGCTTCTCGAGCGCCGCTATCCTGACCTATACGGCCGTGTCGCCCGCGCTCCCATCGAGTCGGCGAAGGACAAGACCGACCAACCCACTCCCGAGGAGGCGGTAAACAAGATCCGCGAGGTCTACGGTCTACCCCCGAAGGCCGAGGGCGGCGGCAACGGACACGCGAAGGCGAAGGTTGATGGCGGCGATTGACCTCTACCCGTACCAGCAACGCTGGATCGACGATGACGCTCGCTTCTCGATCGCGTTGAAGGCCCGCCAGATCGGTTACACGTGGGCCACCATGTTGGGGATCGTGCTTGACTGCATCCCTCGCCGCGTGTCGTGGTACTTCCTCTCGACGACTGAACGGCAGGCCGAAGAGGCCATCGAGGAGGCACGCACTCACAGCGAGGCGATGGGTCTCGCGCCAGAGCTGACCGAGGGGTTCTTCGAGGATACCCGCTATCGGCAGCTGTCCATCGTCTACCCCAACAAGTCAAAGATCGTCGGCCTGCCCGCCAACCCACGCACCGCGCGCGGCTCGCATGGCAACATCGTGCTCGACGAGTTCGCCCACCACCAGGACGCGCAGAAGATCTGGACGGCCCTCTACCCCTGCGTCACCCGTGGCTACAAGGTCCGCGTTCTCTCGACGCCGAACGGTCGCCAGGGGAAGTTCTACGAAATTTGGGATGCAGGGAAAGGCTGGTCTCGCCACCGGACTGACATCTACGAGGCGGTAGCGCAGGGCTTCGCCGTTGCCCTCGAGGAGCTGCGCGCGGGTTGTGGCACCGAGGAAGATTGGCAACAGGAATACTGCTGCGAGTTTCTCGACGAAGCGAAGGCGTGGTTGCCCTTCAGCCTCATCGAGTCGGCCTACCACGAGGGCGCGTCCCTGTCCCTCGACAGCAGCATTCACCCGACCGGCCCGCTCTGGCTCGGAGTCGATGTGGCGCGCAAGCGAGACCTCACGGTGCTGTGGCTCAACGAGCAGCGAGGTGACGTCCACTGGACGCGCGCGGTGCTCGCCCTCGCCCAGACGAAGTTCTCTGAGCAACGCGAGGCCATCGATGCACTGATGCCCATGGTTCGTCGCGGGTGCATCGATGCGAACGGAATTGGCGCGCAGTTGGCGGAGGAAGCACAAGAGCGCTGGTCAAGCCTCGTGGAGCCGGTCATGATGAGCGGGCAGGTGCCGGCCATGATCGCAACCCGAGTCAAGGACGAGTTCGAGCGCGGGCGCATGCGCATCCCGGACGATGCGGACATCAGACGCGACCTGCACCAGGTCCGCAAGACGCACACGGCCGCGGGCAACGTCCGCTTCGAGGCGCCCAGGACGAAGGACGGACACGCCGACAGGTTCTGGGCTCTCGGCCTCGCGCTTCACGCTTCCGATCTCGTGCAGGTCCGGGAGCTCGGCTACCAGACGGTTCAGGCTCGCCAGTTTGCTGCCCTTGGCGGTGAGGCACGCTCACCCAAGGGCCCGCACTTTCCTGGCGGCGAGGCGCCAGACGCATGGAGGGGATACTGATGGCACCATCGCTCATCACCAGAGCAGCCCAGGTGGGCATCCGCGCCCTGTCGCGCTTCATCTCTGAGCCCCAGGTTCAACCTGGAAGCTCGAAGCCGGACTTCGGGAAGTTCGTCTCGGGCATCCGCGATGACTACTCGGTCGATCGCACCTTGCGGCAACTCACCCCCGAGAAGCTCGCCACCGCGATGAAGTCGGCCGACGAAGGCGATGTCGCTGCCCAGTACGAGGTTTTCGAGCTGGTGGAGCAGGACGCCCACGTTGCCAGCGTCTGGGGCAAGAGGCGCCGCGCTGTGCTCTCACGCGAGGTGCAGATCACCTCGGCCATCGAGGAGCAGGACTCAGCCGATGGGAAGCGCGCGCAACAGGCGGCTGACCTGTGCTCGGAGGTCATTAACGGGAAGTGGGGACAGGGAGGGATCGACAACTGGCCCGAGGCGCTCAAGGACCTGACAGACGCGATCGGGAAGGCATTTGCCGTGGGACAGATCGCCTGGGAGCTCGATGCGGGGCGCTGGCTTCCCAAGAGCATCGAGCGCTGGCCTCAGGGGCAATGCGCTCTCGGGACCAACGCGGGCGTGCAGAACGCGGACGAGATCCGCATCCTCACCGAGGAGAACCGTATCGACGGCATCCCTCTCGCGCAGTGGCAGTGGATTGCCCACGTGCAGAAGGAATGGAGTCAGCCCATCGCGCGCGCCTCGCTCTTTCGCGGGCTCACGTGGTTCTACCTGTTCAAGCGCTTCTCGTGGAAAGACTGGGTCATGTTCATCGAGCGCTACGGGATGCCCCTGCGCGTCGGGAAGTACCATCCTGGGGCATCGGACACCGAGAAGGCAGCGCTGTGGAAGGCGGTCAAGGAGCTCGGCCACGACGCGGCTTGCATCATGCCGGAGCAGAGCGCGATCGAGCTCGTGGAGGCGAAGGGTGTCACCGGTGCGCTTCCCCATCCCGAGCTGATCAAGCACTGCAACTCGGAGATCTCCAAGCTCGTGCTCGGCAACCCCATGACGACAGATCCGGGCGAGAAAGGCGCGCGCAGCCTGGGAGAGGTCTACGAGCGGGGCGAAGACGACATGACGGCGGCTGACTGCCTCAACCTCGCGCGGACGATCAGGCGCGACCTGCTCACGCCAATCGTCGGCTTCAACCTCGGGTGGGACTGGCCCATCCCTGACGTGCGTTTCCAGAGCGCAGAGCAGGTGGACCTCGAGAAGGAAGCGGCCATCGACGAGGTGCTGGTCACGAAGATCCGATTGCCCCTTGGCAAAAAGTATTTCTATGAGCGCTATGGCCGACCGATGCCCGAAGACGGAGAGAAGCTTGTCAGCGGCCCCCCTGCGCCGATCGTCATGCCTCCGCCTCCCGCTGAAGGGGATCCGGAAGCCCCTCCAGATGAGGAACTTCCGCCCGAATAGCGGGTGGCTCGCCGACTGACCACCCCTGCCAATCTGCGCCACCCCCCAAAAAAGTCTTGACCCGGCTGGCCCACTTCGTCACCTTGGGGGACAGCAACCTGGCACACCAAACGTGGACATGCAGTGCAGCGGAAGCTAAAACACCGGATCCTCGACGGAATCGCTCTTTCCCTCCTTGAGCCACCACCGACAGATCCAGGGCAACCGCAAACCAACTGGCACATGATTGCCGTCGAGGGAAGCTGGGAAGGGCACCCAATGGGCGCCTTCATCCTCGACCGGACCATGTTCAAGCAGATGGTGGGCAACGCCACCGCGGCGAAGACCGAGATCCCGGTCGACTACGAGCATCAGACGTTTTGGGCCGGAATGTTCGGCGGGAAGGCCCCGGCCTCGGGGTGGATCAACAAGCTCGAGCTGCGCGATGGGGTTGGCGGCGAGGCTCAGCTTTGGGCGAGTATCGCCTGGACGAACACCGCGGCCGATCACATTCGCTCGCGTGAGTATCGCTACCTCTCGCCCGTGATCCAGTACAACAGCCGCGATCGCAAGACAGGCTCTCTCGCTGGCGCGGTGATCCCTAGCGTTGCACTCACGAACGTGCCTTTCCTCGAGGAGCTGCCCGAGGTGCGCCTCAACAGCCTCCCCGCCTTTCTCGACGGCATGCTGCTGTCGGAGGATGAAACGATGACCCAAGAACAGCTTGCGAAGCTCTGCAAGATCCTCGGACTGAGCGAGTCAGCGACACCGGACGAGATCGCCGCGATGGCAGCGAAGGGTAGCGATGGCGCAGCTCTCGCAGCCTCGTTGCTCGAGGCGCTTTCCCTTTCGGCCGACACGCCGAAGGACAAGGCGCTGACCGCGATCACCGTGCTGAAAAACCCGGCGAACGATCCAGTCGAAGTCGCCGCCCTGCGCACGCGCGTGATCGAGCTCGAGAGCGACCGGGTTAAGCGCGAGGCGAAAGACCTCGTTGCTCTGGCGCTCACCGAGGGCAAGCTGACCGCCCCGGGGACCGCGCAGCACACGTGGGCGCTCGGCTTCGCCTCGACCAACGCGGCCGGTTTCCGCGAGTGGATGGTGGCGACCCCGAAGGTGGTCCCCCTCGATCACAAGCAACCCAAACCCGACGAGCTAGGATCGTTTCAGCTGGACGATGACACGGTGAAGGCGTGCCGCGACCTCGGTCTCAGCGACGAGGCCATCAAGAAACACACTCCGGCAGTTGCGGAGACCTACAGGAGGATGTCATGACCGCACTCTCGGCCGACCGCGATCCCGGATATTGCGGGGAACGCAAGACGCAGGAATTCCCGCTCTTCGCCGGCCAGACGATCTACAAGGGCGCCTTCGTCTGCCTCAACGCGACGGGCTATCTCGTCGAGGCGTTCACCACCGCGGGCCTCAAGTTCGTGGGCGTGAGTTTGGGCGACTACCGCAACGGGACGGGGACGATCGTCTGTGTCGCGTCCGCAGATCACTACGCTACCGTCGAGAGCCAGGGCGTCTTCAAGGCGGCCTGCACGGGCCTCGCGATCACCGACATCGGCAAGCCCTGCTGGTTCGTCGATGACCAGACGGTCACTCTCACCCCGGGCAACGTCTACGCCGGCATCCTCGCGGACTTCGAGAGCGCGACGGTCGCCCTCGTGGACATCACCACGGCCACGCGCCGGCGGGTCGAGAAGCATCGCCTCGTCTTCACCGGCAACGCGACCGCGACCGGGGCCGTCCAGAGCGCGATGGAATTCTCGCGCAAGATGCAGCTCAAGCGCTGGTACTTCGACGTTCTCACCGCCCCCGGTGGCTCCGACACCTGCACCTGCGTCATGACGGACGGCACGACCGCGGTGACCGCGACCATCACAGCGGCGGCGGTTCACGCCGAGGACGAGGCCGTCGTCGTCGCGCCCTGGCTGGCCGACACGGACATCAGCATCACGTTCGCGCGCAGCGGAGCGGCGGCCGCCACCCCAGTCATCGTGCTCGAGCTCGAAGAGCTCTAGGAGGCGGTCATGTTGAATCGTGAAGCACTCCGAAGAGCGAGCGTCAGCTTCAAGATGCTCTTCATCGAGACTCTCCAGACGGGGAAGTCACCGGCCGCCACGGCGTTCGCGAGCGACTTTTGCATGGAGGACACCTCGGAGGAGTTCCAGGTGTATTTCAACTGGCTGATGGGGATCCCCCTGCTCCGCCACTGGGTCGGCGATCGGAAGCTCAACGAGCTGTCCGCAGCTGAATTCAGCGTGAAGCTCAAGCCGTGGGAGAGCAGCCTTCGCGTGCTCGAGGATGACATCCGCTTCAACCGCCAGGGGGGGCTTCGCACCGTCATCCAGAAGATGACCGTCGAGCTGCTCAACAAAAAGTGGCGGACAGTCGCCGGACTCGTCCAGGATGGGTTCACCGGGGCCACCTATGGCGACTGCTTCGATGGGCTTCATCTCTACAGCGCCACGCATGCCACCGGTTCGAACCTCGGAACCGCGGCGCTGTCCAGGACTTCCCTCGACGCGGCCATCCTTGCGATGCGCAGTCAGACAGATCCGACCACCACGGATGATCTGCTCATCGATCCGACCCATCTCTGGTATCACCCGACCCTCGAGGCCCGAGTTCAGGACATCCTGAACAAGCAGTACGTCATCGACTTGACAGGGACGTCCGTCGAGAGCAATCGGCAGTACCAGATCCTCAAGCCGCTGCCGATCCGCGGCTTCACCGCGGCCGCAGCGAACTACTGGGGTCTGCTTGCGGCAGACCCAGGCGATCCGCTCAAGCCGATCATCTGGCGGCATGTGCCTTCGATGGACGAGTTCGTGGCCATGGACAGCTCTCAGGACGAGTCGCGGTTCATGCGGCGTGAGCTCCGGTACGGGATCGAGATGTGGGCGAACGCGGCCCCGGCCTTCCCGCAGTACATCTGGGGTTCGAACGGAACGACGTAACCTAAGCGCGGGGCTGGGTGCCTCTCCTCGAAATCGTCACCCTGACCGGCCCCGCGAGTCCTGCTTCGGCGGGACGTGGGCGAGGCAAGCGCCAGCCGGGATCACGCCCCGGCTCCCGGGTGCGAGTCCTGGGGCTCCCGCCGAGAGCGATTGAAGGACTGATGTGGCCTACACGACCCAAGCCAAGCTCGAGAGCGCGATCGGTGCCGCTGCTATCCTGCGGCTCACCGATGACGAGAAGGCCGGGTCCATCGTTGTCGCCCGCGTGACGGCGGCCATCCTCGTCGCAGACCAAGAGATCGATGCCTACGCCCGCAAGCACTACTCGGTGCCGATCGCTGCTCCCGTTCCCGCCATGGTCGAGAAGCTCTCGACCGACCTGGCCGTGTACTACCTGTTTCGTCGGCGACTGGCTGAGTTGGGGATCCCCGAAGACGTGCGGGACCTCAGGCGCGAAGCGCTGAAGCAACTCGAGGCGATCAACGCGGGCAAGATCGACCTCGGGGTGGAGCCACCACCGGCTGTTTCAACGGCCGAGATCGCTCAGACAGATGGCGCCGAGAGGCTTTTCACGACCGACACCATGGAGGACTTCTGATGGCAGGCGTCCAGCTCGTGGTGTCATCGGCGAAGCTCAACGCGGCCATCAAGCGCGGGGAGGACGCGTGCAAGAACACGCTCCCCTACTGGACCGCCATGGGCAAGATGCTCGTGAAGTCCGTCCAGCGCAACTTCGCGGCCGGTGGCCGGCCGGACAAGTGGGCTCCGCTGGACCCCGAGTATGCCGCGTGGCGAGCCAAGCACGCTCCCGGGCGCATCCTGGTACGTGAGTCAGCCCTCAGGGATAGCGTCTTTGCCACCCCAGACGAGCGTGGCGTCACGATAGGCGCCAAGGCACCCTACGCGACCATCCACCAATGCGGGGGCCGTGCTGGGCGTGGTGGGCGTTCCAGGATACCGGCCCGACCCTTCCTGGTGATCCAGGACGAAGACAAGGCTCAGCTCGTGGAGCAGTTCGAGCTGCGCGTGGCGAGGGCCTGGAAATGAGCCACTACGGAACCACGCCCGCCACCGTCGCCGCGTCCATCCTGACCGGCCTCGCCGTGCTCAAGATGCACAACGGCGGGTACGGCGTGCCAGGCGGCTCGGGCTGTGTGCGGACTATCGCCCGCATCGAGAGCGACGACGCGGAAGACATCGAGCGTGGTCTCACAGATGGGCTTCCGGGCGTCCTTCTTGCCTTCCAGCAGGGGACCTTCGAGGAGGCCGACACCGGCAAGCAGGTCTTCGACGAGTTGCTCCAGTTCCGCATCTTGGTCTGCGTCGGCGTTACCCGTGACGCGGTCGAGCGGATGACGGGCGGCGAGGTCAACCACGCCGTTGCGAAGTTTCCGGGCATCGAGGACATGCAGGACTGGGCGATTTACTTCGGGTGCCGGGCTGCGCGCCAGACGGGGATCCGGATGGTGAAGCCAGTCCGTCGCTTGCAGAACAAGACGATCGGGCTGCCCAAGGGGACGTATGTCTGCATGGGCGCCGTTGACATCCAGATGCAGCGGCAGATCGACATCTACGACGATGCGACCGGGCACACACTCTTGAAGCTCGGGATCGTCCACAGCCCATCGGACTATGCCCATTTGTTCAACGTGGACAACGTCACGCCCAAGTCTAGCTTCCCACCGCCTGGCGTCGATGGCGGGGTGAACACGCTGTGAGGTGCTTTGTGGCTGAGAAAGAGAAGATCTGGGTGACCATCCCCCCGCAGACCGACCCCGCGCTCGTGGGCAAGGGCATGCTGCGCAAGCCGGGCCCGAGGCGCTCGAGGCAGTACGAGACGCCAGACGAGATCATGTCGGGCATCCAAGGCCAGCCCATCCCATCGCGGCCCAAGTTCCGCCCGGACTACTTCGTCGATGGCGAGCCCGAGCTTGTGGAGCTCGACCGCTGGGTGATGCGCAAGCTCGTCACGGGTTCCCTCGTGCGCGTATGCGGCCCTGACGCACGGCCGGAGCCCGTGGCGATCCCCGAGGCCAACAAGCTTTTCGATCCCGACAGCGCCACGCCGGATGCTGTCGAGCCGAACAAGGAGTGACCGATGGAATTCACCGAGATCCTCCCGCAGCTCACCCCCGATGTTCAGGTCGAGACCGACTGGGCAGGCGGGCTCGAAACGCTGCCGAGCGGCAAGAAACGTCTCTTGCTCATGGGGCAGAGCCTGTCGACGGGCAGCGAGGTCGTCCCCACAACCGTGGTGACTAGCAATATCAGGCGGGTCACATCGGTGGCCAAGGCGATCGCCTACTGGGGCAAGGGGAGCACCCTCGCGATGATGTGCGAAGCGGCCCTGAAGGAAGCTTCCACGGCGACCATCTACGGCACCCCTTACAAATGGGGGACCGCGGCGGTCGCGGCCACCGGGCTTGTGGTGGTCACCGGCACGTCTTCGGGATCGGGCGAGCTGAAGGTGCGGATCGCCGGGCAGCTCCTGCGGGTGGGCATCGCCACCACGGACACCCCGACCACCATCGGGGCCGCGCTCGCGGGCGCCATCAACGCCCTGCCGAATGGTCCCACGACAGCCGTCAACACGACAGGCAGCGTCGCCCTCACGGCTCGCAACGTGGGGACCTCGGGCAACCTCGTCAAGGTGCGGGCGGAGATCACCCCCGGCATCACGAGCGCGGTAGCGGTCACACCCATGGCCTCGGGCGCCACCGATGGAGATGTTTCGGTGCAGCTCGCCGTGGTCGAGCCCGAGCGCTGGCATCTCATCGCTATCGATGCCTCGGATGCCACGGCTCTCGGCCTGCTGAAGACGCACATCGAGGCGCAGAGCAAGCCCGCGTTGAAGAAGTGGGGCTTCGTGATCGGCGCTCACGTGGGCACCGCTGCCACCTGTCAGACGCTGGCCAACACCCTGGACAGCTATCGGGTGCAGATCGTCTGGCATCAAGGGAGCGACCAGCCCCCCTACATCCTCGCGGCCGTCTTCGCCGCGGCTAGGGCGAAGTACGACTGCAAGCCATCCCTCGATGACGAAGAGCTGCTCGGGATCACCCCGGCCTATGACACCGCGGTGTGGCCGGCCCCGGGCGACATCGAGGAGGCGCTCGAGGAAGGGATCGTCGTACTCGAGCCCAGGCGAGAGAGCGGAAAGGTGACGGTGGTTCGTTCCGTGGTCACGCGGCAGACGCTGCCGCTCGCCTACCGCGACCACATGATCGCGGAGAAGAGCGACTACACAGACGAGACGTTGCTCGCGCGGTTTGCCTACTACAAGGGCAAGACGTTGAAGACGGCCTCGCCGGCGGGCAACCCTTCGACCGTGACGCCCGCGAAGGCGGTGGCGATCATGAACGGGGCGTTGTTCGACCTCGACAACCTGGACATCCTGCAAGGCGTGAAGACGGCGATCGCGGCCGGGTACAACGTGGCAGAGGCGAACGCCACCGATCCGGACAGGATCGACCTCGGGTGCCAGTTCTACCCCTCGAGGACGGCCCACTTCATCGCCATCAAGAAAACCTACGTGACAGGCTAGAGGTGACCCATGGCAAACCCAATCGATAGGGCATACCTCGACATCGACGGAACCAACGTGGCGTGTGACTCGATCGACATCGAGCCCGAGGACGATACGGACTTCGTCACGGCCATGACCAAGGACAACGAGCCCATCGGCACCAAGTCCGGCAACAGGCGTTACAACGTCACTTGCAAGGTCACCATGACGGACGACGAGGAGGTGGACTTCGAGGCGCTGTGGGAGGAGAAGGCCAACGTCAAGGTAAACGTCGAGTTCGAGGGTGGCACGTACTGGACCTTCGGCAAGGGCGTGATCGCGAAGTCCGGGATCGCTGCCGCTCACGGTGACAAGACGACGCGCAACCTGGACCTCAAGTGCTGGCAGCGCGTTATCTCGTAGGTCCCGTGGTGCGATGGATGTACTCGCCCTCAAGTACCCCGCGCCCGCGCATGTCCAGGTCGGCGACCTGGCGCTGAAGCTTCGTCCGCTTTCACCATCACAGATCGAACAGGCAGAAGTCGAAGCCGACAGACGGATGGGTTCTGCCGCGAAGGCGCCCGGCGGGCGGTACATCGCCAACTTCGAGCGCAGGGTGCAAGTGCTCGCACGGGCGAGCGGGTGCGATGCTGCACAGATCCGGGCGTTGCACGTGAAACAGATCACCGACCTATCGGTTGCGTGGGAACAGGCGCAGCGAGCGAGCGGGCCCGAGGACATCGCCCGGCTCAAGGAGTGGCTGCGTCGCCGCGTGAACGATGACGCGGACCTCATGCTCGATGGCTCGCTGGCCTATGCGACCGAGGGCCCGGCCGAGTACTACGGCGAGCCCCTATGCACGCTCACCTTCGGGCAGCTCGCCTACTGGCGGATCCTGCGCGCGGCTCACGATGAGTGGCACACCCCGGACAGCAAGGGACGGTACCCGGTACCGACGAAGCAATGGCTGAACAGCGACGTTTGAAGATCGCGGACGTGCGCCCCGGTGGGCGCGAGGTCTTCTCGGTGACATGGCCGGGCGGGCGCGATGTTAACGTGCTCCTCCTGCGATGCGCTGACCTGCAAGCGGCTCACTTCGCGGCCGTCGAGCGCTTCAAGAAGCAGGACCAGCCGATGGACACCATCACGAGCCTGGAAGAATTCGGGCGCGAGAAGAACCTCCAGGAGGTCTTTCGCATGCTGCTTCAGCCGAGCAGCAAGCTCCCGGCTGACAGGCTCTTCAAGGACGCGGATGAGGCGCGCGCCGAGCTGTGCCTCGACGAGGTGGAGTGGTTCGCGGCCAAGCACGTCGAGCTGACCAGGGAGACGCTCACGAAGAAGGGCTTTCTGGTCGAGGTGAAGGATGGCTCAGGAAGTACAGATCCGAGCGACTGAGCGCGGCTTCGCGCAAGTCGGCGCCAGTTTCTCGCGCTTGCAGAAGCAGGCTGGGAGCCTGAAGGGCAGCATGCTGAAGCTCGGGGCCGGCCTGGGTCTGGGCTTCGGGGCCATGGCCATCGTCAAGGACACCATCAAGATCGATGCAGCGCTGACACGTTTGGCCATCGCGGCGGGCAAGGGCCCCGAGGCTGTGGCCAAGCTGCGGGCGCAGGCGCTCACCGCCTCCTCTGCCACGGGCAAGAGCATCGGCGAGCTCATCGCGGGCGCGAACAAGATCGCCGCGAGCACCGGGAACTACGATCTGGCCATCGGTAGCATGGAGACCATCGGGCGCGTGTCGCAGGCCACGGGCGCCGAGATCGATACAGTGGCCTCAGCCTACACCGCCCTCGCCAGGAAGATGAAGATCGACCCCTCAGGGATCGAGCGCGTCTTTGACATCCTCGCGACGCAGGGGCAAAAGGGCGGCTTTCAGCTCGCGGCCATGTCCGATGGCCTCTCTTCGCTGCTCGCGGGCCTGTCCGGCTTCAACGTGCAGGGCGAAGCTGCCGTGCGCACCCTCGGCGCTTTTCTTCAGGTCGCCAAGGGTGGCGCCGGCGGTCAGGCGGGCGCCATGTCCGGGCTGTCGGCGCTCATGTTCTCGCTTCGCGATCCCAAGGCGCAGAAACGAATGTCGGCCCTCGGGATCAAGAACGTCGGTACGGCAAACCCCATCGAAACCATCATGAAGCTCATCGCGAAGACGGGGGGGGACCAGACTAAGCTGGCGACCATCCTTCCCATGCGGAAGTCGGCGAAGGCTGCACTGATCCCGCTCATCCAGATGTTCCAGAAGACGGGCGGCTTCGGTGAGCTGCTCGAGCTCGAGGGGATGGCCCCGATCGGGAAGATCGCGAAGGACCTCAAGACCTGGACGAACACCGCGGCAGGTCAGCTCGAGCGCGCCAAGAACGAGATGGAGAACGTCGGCATCGACAAGCTCTCGGAGGCCGTGCGCGGGCTCGCAACCCACGGGGACCTGCTCGTCAAGGGGATCAACTGGGCTGGGAACAATCTGGGGACGATCGCCGCGGGGCTCGTCGCGCTCAAGCTCGGTCGTGGAGCAATCGGAATTGCCAGCGGGGCCGGCGTGGCAGCGGCAGGAGGGGGTGGAATTGGGGCAATGGCCGTCGCTGCGACTGCCGCCGGAAAGCAACTCGGACCGTTTAAGCAAAGTGTCGCGAATGCCGGAGGTGCTCTGGCCGCGTTCTCGGGTGGCGTGCAGGCCCTGGGCCTTGGTTTCGCGTTTGGAACCTTCCTCGATCAATGGCTTGGCCTCAGTGACAAGGTTTCTAATTGGATGTACGAGGCACTTCATCCCGAAGAGGTCAAGCGTCGACGAATGGCACTTCTTTCCGAAACGGAACTTCAGGGAGGGTGGAGGAAAACTCCAGGTTCCGGAACCACCCAGGGGTGGGGTGCCGTCGTTGCCGATGAGCAAACTCGCTCAATGCAACGAAGCGCCGAAGACGAGGCCAAGAAGGGGGAGCTTCTTTCCCACGCCTATCAGTATGTGCGAGGTGGACGCGGCAAGGGCGGGACTACTGAGGCCACGTTGACCAAAGAGGCAATGTCCGCAGGGTACAGCAAGGAGGAAGCCGCACAACTCGTTCCGATCCTTTTGCGGATTGCCAAAGGTGTGGAGGTGGGGATCAAGGTCGATGTGACAGGTCCGGCTGGGCTCGACAAGCCCCCCGTGGTGCGGCGTCGCGGGCCATCGCAAGCAAGGACGGGCTGGTAATGTCCTGGAACTACGATCTCCAGCGGGCATGTTTCCGAGGCGTCAAGTTCGACGTGAAGCGCATCTCCGATAACTGCAAGCGGCGCTGGGCTCGCCAGACCTATCCCTACGTGGATGGCGACGATATTGAGGATATGGGCCGTGAGCCCGTCGAGACCACCATCACGGCCGTCTTCGTCGGGCCAGACTACCTCGAGGGCCTGTCAGATCTGCTTCAGGTCGTCAAGGATGGTAAGTCCGGCCCCTTCAATCACCCGCTGCTCGGCACCAGGACCGCTCGCCTGTCCATCGACCGCATCGAGCATGAGGACACCGCTCGCGACATGTGCCTGGTCGACATCGTGGTGCTCGAGGACGGCGCGGGCGGTGACGTCGAGAAGCTCCAGACGACCTACGCGCTCCAGGTCGAGATGGAGACCATCATCATCGAGGTGGAGCTCGAGCTGGACGAGATCTCGGAGGCGCTCGAGGCCATCGGAGACGCCGTGGACACGGTCACGGATGCAGTCGCTGGAGCGCGCGCGTTCATCGAGGACGCCACCTCTACCATCACAAAGGCTGTCAACGGTCTCAACCGCTTCGTCAAAAAGTGCAAGAAAGCCATCACCGCCGTGCAGAAGCTCGGCGACGTGAACTCCTACGGTGTCGTCAAGGCGCTTCGTCGACTCGGGCATTCCGCCCAGAAGCTCGGGGAACGCGTGCTGGGAAACAAGTGGCCCCTCCGGCAGCAGACGATGAGCATGTCGATGCCCGCCTGTCTTCTGGCGCACACGCTCTACGGCGACGCGAGTCGGGCGGATGAACTGTGCGAGCTGAACTCGGGGAGCATCCGCAACCCCTTGATGCTCCCCGCTGGCTTCGTGCTCAAGGCGTTTTCGACATGAGCCGGCCCGTCGTCAAGCTCGTCATCGGCACCACTGAGCTCGAGGATGACCTCTTGTCCTACGAGATCGAGAGCGACATCCTGACGCCAGCCGATGCCTTCTCGATGGTGGCCTTCAACCGTGACGGTGGCTGGGCCTCGAAGCTGGCCCTCTTCGATGCCGTCAAGGTGACCGTGGACGAGAACGTGGTACTCGATGGGTTCATCGACGAGCTGAACTACACGGTGGGCGCGGATGGCCCTCGGGTGGAGATCACCGGCCGGGACAAGTTCGGCTACCTCGTCGACTGTAGCGCCTTCCCGAAGACCTTCAAGAACGTCACCCTTTCCACTCTCGCCATGGACCTCGCTCGCACGTGGGTAGCTGTTTGGACAGCAGGCAACGGGGGCGACGCCCTGCCCATCCATAACGCGGTGAAGGTGGAGCCTGGAGAGAGCGTGATGGACGTGCTCCTCAGGATCGCTAAGCAGGACCGTGTATGGGTCTGGCTCGACCCGGCAGGCGTCGGCGTGATCGGCCGGCCGGACTACACCACCACGCCCACCCACGCCATCTACCAGCTTGGGCCAAACTCTGGCTCGCCGATCAACAACGCGCTCTCGAGCAGCGTGCGGCTCTCGGGCCACGATCGCTACAGCGAGATCCACATGACGGGCTCGAAGGGGAACACGAAGGCGCACTTCGGCAAGAGCTGCCTGATCGAACGAGGCGCCACCGACAGCACCGTCCCCGTCACGCGCCCGCTCATCCACACTGACGGCGACTGCAAGAGCCTCAAGCAGGCGCAGGAGATGGCCCAGGACGAGGTCGCATCGCGGGCCTTCCATGGCACCACGCTCAAGTACACCGTCCCTGGCTTCTACGGATCCCCACCGGGGGGTGGTGCGAAGCAGCTCTTTGCCCCGGACCAGCGGATGAGCGTGACCGACGAGTTTGCCGGAGCGGATGGGATCTTCTACTGCACCTCGAGGCGGTTCATCTGTGACGAGCGCGGCTCGAGGACCGACCTCGAGCTCCACGTGGAAGGCTGGCTGGAAGCATGAGCATCGTCGACCTCATCCGCCAGGAAGTACAGCGGGCGATCCAGCGCGCGGACAACGTCGTGCGGCGCGTGCTGATCACCGTGGCGCCAGATACGGACTACTTCACGCAGGCCACGGGCGCTGGCGATGACGTGTTCGATGGCGCCGAGCTCTGGCAGCAGTACGGCCTCGCCTCGCGTCCACCCGTGGGCGGGGAGGGCCTCATGCTCTGCGCGGGTGGCTCGGGCGAGGGCGGCATCCTGGTTGCCACCCAGGACCGCGCTCATCGCCCATCGCTTGCAGCCTCGGAGGTAGCGCTGCACGGACCGAAGGCCTCCGGCTCCCAGGGCAAGGTGCACATGAAGGCGGATGGCGCCGTGGACGTAGTGCCAGCCACCGGGAAGACCAACAACCTCGGGGGTGACGCCACCGCGTGCGCGGACTACTTGCTCAAGGGGACTGCCTTTGACACGGCCATGACCACTGTGCTGGCCAGCATGATCGCGGCAGGGACGGCCTGGAACGCGAGCCCCAAGCTTCTGACAGACGCGGCGATCTACATCACCCTACTGGCAAACGCTTTCACAACGCTCGACACATCGCACACGGCCGGCTGGCTCTCGACGACGAGCAAGGTGAAGTGAGATGACGACAGCCTTCGAGACGCAGGTCGCCCGCGAAACTCTCTACGTCAACGATGAGGGCGACTGTGAGACAGACGCCGGTGGCCTGCGTCTCGATACCACCCCGAGGAGCAAGTGCCTCCTGGCGCTACGCGCGCGACGAGGAGCGTACTGGGCCGACCCGACCTACGGCTCGCGCTTCCGCGAGATCAAGACCCTCGAGGAGGGACAGCAGAATGCCGAATACTACGCGCGCGAGGCGCTTCAGTTCCTGATGGACCGAGGGGAGATCTTGGACGTGCATGTGACGGACGTGAGGATCGACGTGGACACCGGATGGCTGGCCGTCGCCGTGAGCATCAAGGTGACGCGCGAGGACCTCGTGAACATCGCGATCCTGGCGCCGCTGAGAGGATGACAGATGATCACCGTACCGACCCGCGCTCAGATACTCGCTCAGGTACTCGCCAACCTGAAGGGTGAACGTCCGCAGATAGACACCGCGAAGGGATCTCCTGAGTGGGCCCGCCTCAACGCGCTCGTCGAGGCGCTCTACGGCATTTTCTGGAACGTCCGCGCGGTCCAGGGGGACATTTGGCCGGGCGCGGACACGCCCACGGACAGCCTCGAGAAGCATGCACTGCTCAGGCTCGGAACTGACGGACGGCGCGGGCCCACCATCGCCTCGGGGACAAACGCCTGCCGCGTGACGGGTGTGCTCGCGGGTGCCGCGGTGACGGCTGGCTTGGCTTTGGCGCACTCGGATGGCACCCGCTTTCAGCTCACCGAGGGCGCCACGATCGGTGTCGGAACAGCTGACTTGTCCATCGAGGCGATCACCAAGGGCGCCGTCGGCAACAAGAACACGGGTGACACACTCACCCTCGAGAGCCCGCCTGCCAATATCACGGCCGACACCCTCCTCGTGGCCGACCTCACCGACGGCTCAGATGGCGAGACGGATGCCGAGTTGCTCGAGCGTGTCATCTTCGCCTACCGCAACCCCCCCGCCGGAGGGCGCTTCTCGGACTACTGGGACTGGGCCATGTCCGTCAACGGCGTGGCGGGCGCCTACATCTACGGGCCTTCGAGCTACGCGCTCACCGGGCGCCGCGGGCTTGGCATCGTCGACATCGCCATCCTCGCCGCTGGAAGTGGCTCGGACAGGATCCCCAGCGCCGCGTTCGTCCTCGCCGCCCAAGACTTCATCGACTCGGTCCGTCCCTCGCCCGCGCGCGACACGAAGGTGTGGGCCGCGCGGGCTCTCACCCAGGCCGTTGACGTGAAGCTCACGCCCGCGCAGGGCTACGAATGGGACTGGACGGCTGCGGGTGGCGGGCACCAGATCAGCTCGTGGACCCTCGGCACCCTAACGATCGTCTGGAACACGGCCCTTCCGGCCACCCTGATGGCCGCCGTCGACGCCGGGCTTCCCGCGCGTATCTACACCGCCGGCCAGCTCTTCACGGTGGTGTCCTACAACTCGGGGGCTCACTCCACCGTCATCGATGAGACGCCGACACACACGCCCATCGCCACCGACCCCATCTGGGCGGGTGGGCCACTTTCGGCTGGTGCTCGTCTTGCGATCCTCGACCACATGGACACTCTCGGGCCCGCTCGCTCGACCTACGCTGACCCCAACCAATGGTGGGAGGACACCCTGCGCATCACGAAGCTCGCCTCGGTGCTCGTCTGGCGGAAGCACTCCGATGGGACACCATGCGGCGTTGAGGGGTGCAACGAGGCCACGGTGATCACCCCTGGCGCCAATGTGACGCCGACCGACCCGACACCCACCACCTATGGTCCCTACCTCGTCGTTCCGGGCGAGGTGACGGTGCGCCCGGTATGAGCTGGCTCCTTTCACAGACTCTTGCTGCTTCCGATGCTGCCAATGGCGATGCATTTGGGTGCGCTGTTGCCGTTTCAGGTGACTATGCCCTTATAGGAGCCTTTAGGGACCATAATGCATGGGGAGCAGATGCAGGCGCAGTCTATGTCTTTTATCGGGATCCTGCCACGGGGGTATGGTCTGAGGTTCAAAAGATAATAGCTCCTGACGGAGCAATTAACGACTTCTTTGGGGAATACATCTCTGCCAGCGGAGGGACGTTTGTCACAGGTGCTCGTAGGCACAATCATGGTGGAATTGGAGCAATCGCAGGATCTGCGTATGTCTATATTTTATCTGGTGGCGTGTGGGTGCTACAGCAAGAGCTTCAAAGCAGCGATATTGCGGCTGGTGACAGTTTCGGGCAAAGAGTTGCCATGGATGGTGATAGGATTGCTGTAAGCTCACCCGGTGACGACAATGCTAATGGAGTAAACGCGGGCGCAGTCTACGTCTTTGAACGCACGGGAGTGGCTTGGACAGAAATGGCCAAGCTGCTTGCAACCGATGGGGTTGCGGGAGACCATTTCGGTATCGGTTTAGCACTGTATGCTGGAAGGTTCTGCGCCGGAGCACCAAATAGGACAGAAGGCGGTATTGCCTTCGCTGGCGCAGCTTACACCTTTACGGGTGGTGGAGCTGCTTGGGCGCAAGAGCAGAAGTTTACAGATCCTGACGGCCCCCTCATAAACGCTTGGTTTGGGGATGCTTGTTCTCTTACAAATGGCGGTCTGGCCATAGGTTCTATCTTTTCACCGCTCCCGAATAGATATGGGAAGGTGTGGACCTATACTCCGGGGTGGGCCCAAGATCAGCGTTTACTGCCAGGTGTGGGAGTTGTTGGAGACAACACCTCGTTTGGTTTTAGTATTGCCTACCGGCCCGATGGTAGTCGGATTGCTATTGGTGCACCGTTTCATGATGGTGGCCCATACGATGCTGGCTACGTCGGTGTCTTTGATAAGAGCGGTAGTATTTGGAGTGCTCCATCAAATTTGGTTATTGCATCTGCCTGGCTTCAAATGGGATGGAGTATAGCTTTCCATTCGTTTGCAGAACTGCTTGCGGGGTGTGAGCAAGTTGGATCTGGGGCAGGGGGCAAGGTAATTGTCTGGGTCAATAATGCTGCTCCAGTAATCTCCAACCAATCCCCTCCGGACTTGGCTATAGGGCAATCCGGAGGGGTTCCTGTGAGTTTTGATGTTGCAGATCTGGACGGTAATCTAGATCCAACTACCGTGTCGATTACCATCGAGGGTGTGGTCATCTACTCATCCGAGGTTGCAATTTCGGGATGGTCTGTGTCGCGTAACGCGATCACCAATGGGTTCCATTACGTGGTCTATGGCCCCGGATATCACTCGCAAGCGACTATCAATGTTTCCGTAACGGCGGAAGATCTGTTAGGCGAAAGTACAACAAGCACATGGAGTTTTGAAGTGAACTTCTGGCCCTACACTCCCGGCGGCGTTCCTGGCCCAGGCTTTGGCGGTGGCGGCGGCGGTGGTGGTGGCGGTGGCGGCGGCGGTGGTGGTGGCGGTGGCGTGCTGAGCTCTGCTGACATGACCGCCAAGATGGCCGAGATGCTCCTCGACCTCTATCCGCCCGGGGCATTCACCAAGGTGGACGATGGATGCTTCTGGGACTTCGTGCGCGCAGACGCCGAGGCCTGCGCCTTCGGCCAGGGCTCGGTAGAGCAGCTCGTCCTGGAGCTGTTCCCGCAGACCGCTGACCTCTGCCTCCCGGACTGGGAAGCGTTCTTCGGCATCGACACGATCGCGGGGCTGACGCGGGCGCAACGACAGGCGCGCGTCACCGCCGCGGCGAAGGCTGCCCAGGCTTGCACGCCCGCCAACATCCGCTCGATGCTGGCCGAGCTTCTCGAGCCCTTCCTGGCCTTCGCCGATCCCTGCGATGACCTCAGCGTGTCCTACCGTCTCGAACAGCAGGCTGGCAACGGGGTGATCTCCGAGGTGGTCACGGACGGGCTACGTTGTACGCTCACCTCGCCGGCACAGGGGGACTGGTCGGCGGCTGCCTGGCACGCGCCAACGGTCTTGCTTCCCCCGCTCGTGGACCGCAAGGATGACTTCCTCTTCGCGGCCAAGGTGACGGCCTACACGCTCAACGCTGAGACGGGTGGTGGCCTCGTCCTTTTCGAGAATGAGACGGACTGCTACCTGTTTGGTCCGTGGCGGGTAGGCGCCACGACGCTTCTGCGCGTGTGGAAGATCGAGGCTGGAGGGACGCGGACCCAGCTCGCCTCGGTTGCCATGCCAGCGCTACCGTGCACCCTGCGGGCTGGACGCGTCGAGGGCGTCTGGTCGTTCGCATACGGCGCCTTCGCGTCAGATCCCATGACAGACATGTGCTCGCTGCTCTACACGGAGAGCTCGACCATCGTGCCTCGCAAGGTGGGGATCTTCGCGGCCAACGACACGCCATACAATACGGTGTCGTTCACGGCGAAGGACCTCGAGCTGCGCTACGCCACCCTCGCGAACAACGTGGAATGGATCGAACCCCTCGCCGCCCATGTGCCAGCCGGGGGGCAAGAGGCCATCTTCATCGCCTTCGCCCATCGCCACCCGGACTACACCGGCGAGTGTCGCATCGCCGAGGCGCAACGGATCCTGGACCGCGTGAAGTGGGGACACTGCTTGTTTCTCGCGGGCGAAAGCGACAACTTCTTGACCAACGACGCCCACTCACTCACAGATAGAGACATGCTCGGGAGGTAACCATGGCCTGGCCCTATGATGCAGTCAAGACAACCTACGGCTCATTGCAGCCTGTTGCCTCGGCAGACCTCAACGACTGGCAGAACCGGATCGTCGACCTGCACCGCGAGCGCAAGATCTCACTCTTGACAGGGATCCCTGAGAATGATGCCTCACATCATCCATACTGGGATTATGTGAGCCTGTTTTGGTGGGTTGCAAATGCTGCCGCTCACATCGTATTTCCAATTCCATGCCAGAGCGGATTCAGGCTCAAGAACGTTCACGTGAAATACTACGGTGGAGGAGCTGCGGCACCCACGATAGGGTTGTATGGGTATTCGGCAAACTTTGATGCATCTGCCACAGCACCAGCATCGGAAGCCGCGTTGGCCACTTATACCACGGCGAGCAATGGGGCCTGGGTGAGCGCAGCCTTGACTCCAGCGGCAACCGAGCTGGCTGGGGTTGATCGCACGTTCTTCGTGGATGTACTTGCGGGACAGTCATCCGACCGCATCGCCGGCATCCGAGCAACCTTTGAACCCATCACTCCGACGCCATAGGAGGCGATCATGTTGTTTGCCGATGAAAAGATCACACTCAGTCTTGCGACCTCTGGCACTACGTCACAGGTCAAGGTGCAGGGCAGCGCGGTTATCCATATCGACGTGGACACCGGGGACGCTGCCGGGACCTTCTACGTGCGCACAGCCGCGCGCTCTGGGCTCACCTGCGTGGCCCATCCCGTGCTCAACGCCCTGAAGACGACCGCCCAGAGCCTCCACGCAGAGCTGCACTGGCTGAACGTGTCCGGTTGCGAGGTGCTCGACGTGGACTGGGCGAGGTCCGGTGGTGGAGCGGGGCAGTCGGCAACCATCTACGTGCGCTCGGCCTAGGAGAAGATCATGACTGACATCGCCAAAACCTCAGACCAAGTTTCCGTCACCCTCACAACGGGCGACGTCGAGATCGGAGCGATCGAGCTCAAGAACGCGACCGATGACACCAGAGCCAAGATCGGTGCGCTCAGCGGGATCGCCTCGACTGATAACGGTCTGCCGGTCTGCGATCCCCTCGGGGCCAGGGAGGCCGGAGGTCATCTTGCCTCGCTAGACACGAAGATCGCCACCTGCAATACGGGAGCGGTGGCCGGGAGCGTGACGGCGAATGCCGGAACAAATCTCAATACGTCCGGACTGGCAACGGAGGCCGGGGGGCACCTCGCTTCGCTAGACACCAAAATCGCTACGTGCAACACGGGGGCAGTCGCGGGGTCCGTGACTGCCAACGCCGGGACCAATCTCAACACGTCGGGATTGGCAACAGAGGCAGGAGGTCACCTGGCGTCGATTGATGCGAAGATCATCGACTACCCCACGGCGGGGACGCCGACGGTGCTCGCCATCTCGGGGGTCAGTGCAGCAACCGGGGCGGCATTGGCCGCGGGAAAGTATCTGCTCTTCTCCGAGGTCCGCTGCGGGTGGGTCCAGGCTGCAAGCCCGACATCGGTGCTCGCGACGGATCCCCCGTTGCCGGCCGGAGTTCTCGTTCCGGTCACGCTGGCAAACCTAAAACTTGCGGCAATCACTGGCGGCGGCACGGGAAACCTGTACATCATTCCGGTGAGCTAAGATGAAACCGGGCAACACGCCATACCCGTCCCTCGCTGTCCGTATTGGCATCGACTCGGGGATCCATAGACTCGTTGCACCGCCATCACCCAACGGAGTGGCGCCGACTGGGATTCTAGAATTCCTTCTCGGCGCAGCAACGGCTGGCGGTGCCCCGGAACGAGCTGCACGCATCACCGCGCTGGCGCTCCAAGCCGGAACCGCTCCGACCTACGCGCAACCATCGGTATGGGGCGGAGTGAGCGACGGGTGCATCTTGGGCAATGCCGGCGGATACTATCTCGCGGGAAATACCACCGACGGTGCTATCACAACGCAAGACATCTGGATCAAGATCAAGTCCCACGTCGTCGCGTCTGTGGTCCTCGCGGCCAAGCGAACCACCGGTGTCGGATACGTCGTAGGGTTCGATGCTACACCGGCGCTCTACTGCACGATCCAGGATGCCACCGGAGCCGTGACCGTGACCAGTGCGGCGCTCACGGCCGGGACATTCGTCTCGGCAGATCTGGCGATCAACCGCGATGATGCAACCATGGGCGGGCGATGGTTCATCAATGACGCCGCATCCGGCACGTTGGTTGATTGCACAGCCCGCGTGCTCACCATCGACGCGGCCGTTGCGCTGGCGCTGCTCGCAAACAGTGCTGGTTCCTCGCCGATGTCCACCCGGCTCCACTTTGTCGGTGTCTACTGGCATGCGGATTGGTTTCGCGCGGGAGCAACCGGGGCGGCAGACGTTCTCGCCGAACACAAGTCACAGCGGGCGATGGTGTACGGCACGCGTCCATCGATCTCTATCGCCGCAGCAACGGGTCTTGCTGCCGGTGGGAACGCTGGCGTGGTATATCAGGAGCGAGTTGTCAGCGGCAGTCCTAGCTTGACGTACATGGGGATTGGTGCGCCACGTTTCGTGCAGCGGTTGGATTCGACAGGCAGGTCATTCACGGGCGCCAGGGTGGAGCCCGGAGAAACGACGCTTCTTGCCGGGAACAACTTGGGGGCGTGGACGAAGAGCGCAAACGTCACACGCACGGTCAACACGACGGACACGCCCGCACCGGATGGAACGTACACTGCAACCAAGTTGGTCGGATTGGGCATGAGCAGCACAGAATACCTGTATTCTCAGCTCGGGGGCCAGGTCGCAAACACGCGGTTTGAATATGGATGCTGGCTCAAGCGGATTTCCGCCAGCGGAAACTTTCAGGTGCGGGAGACGACTACCGCATTCGGGTATACCGACGTTAATCTTGCGACCATTGGTGCTGGTTGGGTCAGGGTGGGTAAGGGATATGTCGGGACGCATGCCGGTAACGCAAAGGTCACGGCTGGCGGCAACGCGGGGATCTCCCTCACGAGCTCCGATGCTGGGACCGTCGACGTCTACGTCTGGAACCCCAACATTGCATATCAAACCGACCCACTTGGGTCCGACATCCTGGGCGCTGCGGTGCGCGCTGCGGATACCCCACACCGGTACTCCGGGGCGGCCCATTTTGGGGCCGCGTCCGGGTCGTTGTTCTGCCGTTTCCTGTCTAGGGTATTCACCCCAGCGGCGAATCGTCACCTGCTCGCCATGTATCTGACCGGGTCAGCCGCGACCGACTTCTTGACCGTCGCACTCGAGGCTGCGTCGGGACATCTGATTGTAACCTCGGCGGCATCCGGCGGAAGTGCAGGGAGCATCGAGTTGGCGACGAACTTCTGTAACGATCTGATCCACGAGCTCGTGGTCACGTGGGAGAAAAACCGCCTGGTGGCATGGGTCGACGGAGTACAAAGCAGCGTCGACACGGCGTGTGACTTTGCCGCAATGGACATCCTGGATATCGGCAGCGACAACGCGGCGGCTCTTCAGGCCGGGTTGTCGCTGGTGGGAAACGTGCAGATCGTTCCGTATGCGGTGCCTGGGCCGATCCCATGCCCCGGCGGCTTTGTATACTCCACGTGAGGATCCAATGCGTCAGTATTGCTACGTGAAATGTGACCCCCGCACCCTCGACGCCGTCAGGGGACTCCGTTACGTCGCCGATGCGGGCCGTGGTCACGGAGCTGAGTTGCACGTCGACTGCGCTTCCCCATTCGATCCGCGCGACTATCCGGGCAGGGTGGCGCTTGTCACCCCACTAACCGGAGGCGTCGTGCAGGTTGTTCCGATCGTCGACGACGGCGGGGCGCTGCTCAAGCGCTTTAAGGATGCCGGGCTCGAGGTGTACGACAGCGCCAAACAACTTGCGGTGGCCCTTCCCGTGGTAGCCGACAAGGCGTGCTACGAGCAGGAACCCGTGCTCGATAAGGACGGAAAACCAACGGGGGAGATGCAAAAGAAACCAGGGGCGCCGCTTCGGGTGGCATTGGCAATCAGCGGGGATCGTGCTGAGTCCGCCACCGATCCCGTCAGGGCCGTGGCAATCCAGGAGACCCCGTGAGCATCACCCTCGAGGACATCTTCGGCGCGATCGGTGAGACCAAGACGGAGCTTTCGCTCATCCGCCAGCAGGTGCACCAGTACGGCGTGGCGATCGGCCAGCTCAGCGAGCGTTGCACGCTGCGCGGACAGACCTGCATGCAACGCATGCAGCACCAGAGCGACGAGGTTGCGCGGG